CCATTAAAAGAATCATGGAAACATTATAAAGTAGACCATTCCCAATCCTTCATGGAATTTCCTCATTCTAAAAATAAACCATTCATATTATTGTTTAAATATGATAAACCATTAACAGATGTTTCGAAATATAAGAATTTAGAAGAGGATACGCAAAATTTACATGCCAAATATTCTCATCTTATTAATGTTGATGAAGCATTAGAAAAAGCTAAACATGAATTGTATAATCCAACACAGTTTCAAGTATTTTGGAGATTAACCCATAATGTTGCTCAACAGTTACATCCAGAACATGTTTCACATCAATGGAATACCGTTCTAAGAGCATTAGGGTATGATGGTTTCCATGATAAGTACGGTAAAGGATGGTTGCACCATAGTGAACCAATACAATCAGTATTATTAAAATACCAAAATATTGAAGTATTAGATATGGTTCTTAATAAAGATTATAGAAATCTAAAAACAGAATTGATGGATATTGATTCTCCTACAGAATTGGTAGAAGTTATTAAAGATAAAACAGTAAAAATTAGAAATGTATTAATATCTATAGACCATACATTAGTAACATACCTTCATAAATATCTACAACAAGTTAGTGATAGTGGTAGATTGATGCAATTTATTAATAATAGACCACCTACTGATATGAAATTATTATTATTAATATGGTTAAATGGTCATGCAAATATTAGTCATCAAGACCATCATATGATTGAACATATTAAACGAACCTTTGATGCATCCTCAGATAAAATCCTAGCTTATGCTAAACATATTGCCAAAATTAAATGGAATGAAGATATCCTTATCCATAATTTAGATTTATTAAAAACATTATAAGAAAAATCCCCGCCTATGCGGGGATTTTTTATACCCTTTCAAATATTTTTACAAAGTATAAGGTATAAGGTAATTTTAAAAAGTATCCAATATTGAAATTATCATAATCATAGAATCGTTCAACCACTTGTGTTATTAATGTATCCTCTACTATTCCTTCATATTCATAATGTTTTTCATATCCTTGAATAATAGTAATGTTTTTAGGTTCATAATAAGACCATTCATCAAAGGTGTCACCATCAGGGTAATATTTTAACAAATCCGTTCTTGTTAATTTTTTAAAATCATCCTCATCATTGATGATAATTTTATCATAGGATAATATTTTTAATTCTGAAATATCACCATCCGATGCTGGGTAAGTAGAATAATATTTACCGTTGGATTGTGTATATATTTCATATAAATTTATGTTTTTCATATATTTTCTCCTATTTGGAGACAATATCATATCATATTTTTCAAAAAAGTAAATAATATATTTAAAAGGAGAAACATTAATGGCAATTCGTAATCCTACCTCATTAGTAGTAAAATTCAATGCCGATTTACAATACGATATTGGTGGTGGTAAAGTGAATTCAGTAGCATTATTATCAGATGAAACTACGTTACCATTCAATTCTTATATACATGGTAGTTTAGATATTTCAAATGCTACTGCTGAAATCACATTAGGTAAGGCTACTACCGTAGTATTAATTGCTGATGATATTGTATCTGTGAACAATGATAATATGACAAATGCTATTGAGACCAAGTTATTTTCATATAGTGGAGCATTAGATACTTTCTACGTTTCCACCACATCTACAACACCTGTCACTATTGAATATGTTTTAGGTACCAGCGATTAATCAACGGTTCCATTTTTTCATAAATATTTATTTTTAATATCTATGAAAAAATACCTATGATTAATTCACCATATAAAGATTCGCCTAACAGTTTAACGGATGATAGCAACCGTATAGACTTATCATTCAACAGAAATGGTACCACCGGTACCATTTCTTGGACTATTCCCCAGAATTTAGACAATCCTACGGCTCCGCCATTATATTATAATGGTATTTTATTACTATTAGATAATAAACCAATAACTATTAAACCTATTAATCATCAAAAATATCAAGATGATAATACCGTAGATATTAGTAAACATGTTGGTGACCGTATTGGTGATTCATTAGTCATAGGTAGTTTCTATAATGATAAAACTACTAATTCTATTACCATTACCGATTTATCTGATAATGTAGATTATTATATTGCTGGTTTTGGTATTGATAATGTTACCAATTATAGTGCCCCAATATTCTCATATCAGTTACCATTAAAATTAAACATTGATGCCAATAATACAGCAGGATATCATATTGTTAAATTAGGTGTTTTACCTGCAGATGTTATTGATATTGATACCAATTTATATGTTTATATCGATACTAAAGATTATACTTTACCCATTAACGCCACCACATATGCAGAATTAGTTGATATCATCAATACTAAAATAGCACAAGTGGATAATCCATATATTGGTAATGAACCTAAGAATAAAAATGGTTTATCTATATTAAACAATACCTTATATAAATTTGATGGTATTAATGATATATCCCAAGAATGCTCTTTTGGGAATATTCCACCTAATCAAATATCTGATGGTACTTATTGGATTACTGATGATACCTTATCACAGTGGAATAATGGTTCTTGGAACGAATTAGATGTTATTAAATATAACAAACCTACATTAGATTTAGTAGATGGTGATTATTGGTATGATGGTACTAATGCTTACCGATATGATGGATATATTTGGAAATCGGTTACCACCTATGAGGGAAAAGACCCTAGTTTAACCAAAACATTGAAAAATAATGCTATTTGGTATAACGGTACTAAATTTTCCAAATATTCTAAAGATAAATGTAATGTCATCTGGAAAGATATTGATTTCTTCTATAATGAAAATAATCCATTAACATTCCTAAATGGTTATTATTGGTTAAAAGATAATAAAATTTATCAATTAACTAATAAAAAATGGGTTTTGACAGATATTATTACTGGTACTAAGCCTGTTACTAGTGTCACCAAAAATTGGTATGATGGTAAAAATGTTTACCAATATAACACGTTAACAGCAGTATGGGACTTATTACCAATTTCTGTTATTACCTTTAAATATGATGTTACTATCGGTGATGAATGGTATTGGTATGATGGTAAAAAATTATATACGTATGATAAGTTAAACACCCAATGGGTCAGTATTTCATTCACGACTAATAGTGAAGACCCTACCCTATCAAAAGTCAAAAAAGGTGATGCTTGGTCTGACACCTCTTTGAAAATTTGGGATGGTGCCCAATGGCAAGCCATTGATTATATTGATAATTCTGCAGAACCAAAATTAGAAAGTGGGGTGTATTATCAAAATACCATAAATAAGCTGTATAAGCTGTATAATGGATTGTCATGGATTGACTTACAGGGATGTAACCTATCCTATGACCCAACTACTCTATTGCCTGGTCAATACTGGTTTAATACCTCAACAAATACATTATCTGTCTGGAATGGTATTAGCTGGCAATCCTTAATGTATTCTACATCATCACTAAAACCTAATCTAAATGATTTATGGTTTAACACCACTACAAAAAAATTATTAAAATTCAATAAATCTTGGGAAGAAATTCTACCTAAGGCTATCTGTACTTTAGAAAATGGTGATATTAAAATTTCTAGTACCTCGGTAGGTAGTACCTCTATCCTATATATGCTAGATACTTTTGAAAATAATTCTAATCTTTTCCACTATACCTCACCCAGAGGACAATATCAAGAACCTGTTAAAGGTACTGATAGTATTAAATCAGAACCATTATATAAACAAGTCGGTGTAGGTACAGATGGTTCATATGATGAAAGACGTAATACTATTGATAATATTATGAGATTATTAGGATATCCTTCAGTATCAGTAGAATTAGATAAATCCCAATTAGAGTTAGCTGTCGATTTAGGGTTAGCTATGTTCAGAAAATTATCTGGTAGTGCTTATGAACGTGCCCTATTCTTCTTAGATTTAAGAAATAATGTACAACAATATTACTTAACCGATGCTTCTATTGGTTATAATAAAATTGTCGATGTTCAAGCCGTCTATCGTAGAAATAGTTCTTACATGAGTTCAGCAAGTGGTAATGGTATCTATGCTCAACAATTATTACAATGGATGTATAATCCAACCATGGGGTTTGATTTAACATCATATCATATCGTTAGTGAATATACCGAATTAATGGATACTTTATTTGCTACCAGAATTGTTAGTAGATTCAATGAACGTTCCAGAAGATTAGATATCTATCAAAATATCGGCTTACCAGAAAGAGTTATTTTAGATGCCACCATCGAACGTACCGAAAATGAATTATTGGTCGATAGAATAGCAGGAACATGGATATTGAATTGGAGCCTTGGTGAAGCATGTCTAATGCTGGCTAATATTAGAGGAAAATATTCGAATGTTCCCGGTGCTGGTGGTTCCGTAAGTCTCAATAGTGGGGATTTAGTAGCAAGAGCTACCGATATATTTGAAAAGTGCCGTTATGATATTGATAATTTCATTGCTAATGAGCCTGAAAATATTGGTATCGAATCTACTATGTTGTGGGGATAATAATGGATTATTTCTATAGTCAACAATTTAAAAGAAACATTGTCCAATTCATGGAAATATTCCGTGGGGTAATTGTTAAAACTGGCAAAACCTCTGATGGAACAATAAAAGATATTATTGTTCCAATAAGATATGGAAGTATGGATAGAGTAGCAGAATCGATATCTGCAAATAACACTCAGAACCTACCTACACGGCTTCCAATCATGTCAGCATACCTTAGCACCATTTCGATGGCTTCTGACCGTTACAAGGGCATAGACACCGTAAAAACGATGCCTTATACTCCAAGAGGGGGATTATTCCCAGATGATACCAAAACTATCAATCAAGTTATGCCCATGCCGTTCAAATTATCACTAGATTTACATATCTATTCTAGTAATATGGAACAACAATTACAAATATTAGAACAAATCCTATTATTGTTTAATCCTTCTATACAAATTCAAACATCTAATGCTCTTTATGATGGTGGGAGAATTACTAATGTAGAATTAGTAGGTATTAATAATGATGAGAATTATCCTATCGGTACTGACCGTAGAATGGTTATGCATACCTTGAATTTTGATATGATTCTATATTTAACAGCCCCAGCAAAATTACGAGATAATCTAATTAAACAAATCAATATTAGAATTTCTGAATTAGATGTTACCAATGCTGACATTGTTTCTACAGATTTAGATGATATTATATTATCTATCAATGACGTTATAGGATAATATTATGTCAAATTATAATAGATATATTCCAGAACCGGTTTTGCAAAATAGTGCCTTTCAATTATCTAATGATGATAAATCCAATAGGCTAATGAATGATTATGTCACCGAAGGTCTTACCATCGGTGGAACACCTATTAAAATATTTAAATTATTAGGTATTCATGAACAACAATCATTAACCGCCTTAGTAGGTAAACCAATTTCTAATGGTGAATATCCTGATTATCCTACCATTAATCTAAAATCGGATGATTGCTCAGAATGGAGGTCCATTAAACATTGTGGCACCAGAGCAACAGATACTTATATAGGGTATGACTTTGGTCCAATCCTTTATAATGATGGTGGTACCAAATATGCTATCGATACTCAGAAAAAATATCATGTAACATCTATATTCATCCAACAAGGTGAACTATCTAACAATAGAATCATTAAGGCTAGAGTAGAAAATTCCGAAGATGGTAAATCATGGAAAGGTGTTTCACTAGTTAACCTTCCTGATGATGGGGATGAACACTGGCTAGATATTAAACAATCTTATCCTGCTAGATACTGGAGAATTGTTCCTATTACCTATAATGGTACTGAAAATGATTTATGGATTGTTAAAAAATTTGCATTATCAGAATATTTAAAAACTAATATCACCAATATCCAAGATAATATTTTTATGGAGAATCGGGACCGTGCCTATTCTATGGACCCTATTGATATTAAAGCATTTTATAATCTTATTGATATTACTACCGATTTAACACAATATGGTATCCAATTATCTGACCAATATACCTTTAAATTCGGATTTAATTTAACTATCAATAAATTAAAACGTCCAATCGTTATTGGTGATATATTAGAAATCCCATGCGAAGCACAATATGATATTAATATGAATCCTGTTAGAAAATATCTTGAAATTACTGATGTTGGCTGGGATAGTGCCGGATTTACACCAGGATGGCAAGCCACCATATATTCAGTTATTGCTAAACCTATGATAGCATCACAAGAAACTATGGATATTGTCGGGGATTTAAATAATGATTTCTTTGAAAATGTTATTGATAATTATAATTCAACAGCATTAAAAGTATCTAATAATATTAAAGCAGATGCTAATACACAAGTTCCTGAATTTGGTGCCAATATTAATGATACTCTTAGTGTTCCTGATAATATTATTGAAAATGCGGCAAAATTTGGAGTCAATCTTAAAAAATTAAATCCTGACCAACAAGGGTATGGTTTAGAAGATGCTATGCCTCCTAATAATGCTCCTTATACCGAAGGTGATGAATATCCTAAATCACCAGCTAACGGTGATTACCATAGATTAACCTATAGTAAACTAGATGACCCTATCCCTCCTAGATTATATCAATATAGTTCTCTTAAAAATCGTTGGATATTCTTAGAATCTGATAAACGTTTTGCTTCTAATAGTAAAAAACCACAATTAGAACAATATTTAAATAGTGGTATAGATATTACAAAAATTGTAAAATAAAAAAAACCCCGCCTTGGCGGGGTTTTTTATGACTATCTACTTAGTTTGAAATAGAATCGCCAGTTCTTACTAATGTGATTGGAATGTAAATGAATTCCACTGTTTTAGTAGGTTTCAATGCAATTTGAACTTCTAATTCATTTCTGTCAATCATATCGGCAGTATTGTTAGAAGAATCACATAGTACCGCAAATTCATATAATCCACGACCTACTTGAATACTATGTAAGAATGATGTTACAACTGATGTCAATCCTTTTCTAGTAATATCATCATTAGGTTGCATTAAATAATTATATGCTATTTTTCTAACACCACGTCTAATATAGGCAACCATTCGGGAAACATTCAAACGGTCTAAAGATGAATTGAATGCTAAATTAACTCTGGTTTTTTGACCCCAAACAGCAATACCATATTGTACCGAATCATGAATAGGATTGATATTACATGCATTATACAAACTATCTCTCATACCTTGATTCAATCGTACACGTTCGAAGGTTGCCGCAGATGTACCGATTGCACCATTTGCAGTATTAACATAACCTACCGCAGATACACTGGAAATACCAGATAATAAACCACGGTTAGGACCAGCAGGTGCGGCCCATACATTACCAATACTATCACTATACGCCATGACAGTTAACGCCATTGCTGATGATGGACATAACACATCATAACCATCTAAATTAGATGTATAACCATGTGGATAGTAATATGCAATCAAACCACGGTTATCAGAACGAATATTATTACCAGTAGAAACAACAGAACTTTCATTAACTTGTTGTCCCCATCTAATAGCATCTCTTGGTGATAAGTCCATAGGAACATCACCAATAACAATAGTTTCTTGATTAACTCTATCAGCTAATGTCAATAATTCATCCGCTACTTCAGGAAAACCGGGGCATAACATGATATTGAATTCATAACCTTCAGAGGCAATATCACTACCAAATTCAGGTTTAATATCCATATTCAAACTAGCATTATCTTGAATTACTTGTGCTAAACGTCTAACTACTTCTAATCTACGGGTAGCATCGGTATTATTAGATGTTAAATCAAAACTACCAGATTGTAATGCACTTTTAGGATGAGTTACATAATACCAACTATCAGTTTTAATATAATCCCGGAATGCAGTATCTACCAAACTGCCAAATTGTGCAACACTCAAACCTTGTTTAGTATTAACAAAATTAGTAATATTTAATGAACCGCCAAAGTTTGAAGTACCATTACCAACTAATGGCGATGATGTGTTTGCGGCAACAGTTAATTCACCAATATTGGTCGTTACTGAAGTTAGTGTATCTGTATAGAAAATAGTGAATACTTTTCCATCAGTATTGGTAAAATTGAATACATTGCCAGTTACTTCTTTGGCATATAACAAACTTTTCGTTACATCTTTGATAATACCAGTAAATTTACCAACAATGGTAGTACCGTGATATCTGTTACCAGATACAACATAATCTACTGTTGCTACAGATTGTGTTGTAGCATTAGGTAATGATGCATCAGCAGGTGGTAAAAATACATTTTTTACATAACCAGTGATTTGTAAAACATCATTATAACCAGAAGGTAATGATAATGTTAATGATGATGGTAATGTATTATAACTAACTGCTACTGAACCCAATGAATATGGATGTAATTTAGATTCTAATAAACCTTTAGTACCAAAGAATGGAGTAGTTTTTGAAGAATCATTAGTTAAAATGTCAGAAATAGATGTTCTTACTTGAGTGTGAATAGTTCTAGCACCTTCTAATAATATATCATGAACTTTTACGTCTGAAGTATATGATGATGCAGAACCACCGGTCAATGTAGTAGAATAGATAGGGTCTTGATATTTGAAATAAGTATATTTCATTCCATCAGGATTAGAACCATCTTTTGTTATAGTATTATAGAAATTACCACCTAGTACTGATGATAAATTGAATTTTAAATTAGCTGAATTGGTATATCTATCTTTAAATGAACTTGTTGATTGTGAATATTGTTCAATAGCTACATCAATAATTTCATCTAAAATATCATTATAATATTCTTTACTAGCTACACCGGCATGATATGCTACGATGCTTGCTTTTTGTGCTGCCGATAATGTTGAGTCAGCAGTAGTACGAATTTCACCAGTAGTAGTATCAATTAAATCTGATGTCAATGTGAATAATTCATGCCCACCTAAGAATTGTTTTTCTGGGGATGTATCACCATTGTTACGTTGACTTAACTCTTGACCAGCCAATTGTTTAGCAACATTTACAGCATCAACCGTAGATTTTTCCCATAATAATTGCAAACTTTCAACGTCATCATCCAAATCAATATTTGCACGAATAACATATGCACGACTACCGACTTTTAAAAATTGATTTAATGCCAATAAACCATATTCGTTTCTGCAATCACCATGATAAGGTTGGTCATAAACGTCACGATAAAAAACGGGTACACCGTATAATTCAATACTTTCTCTTAATGATGTTACTAATCTCGGAACCCCAGCTTCAATCGTACCTTGCGCTAGGACGTTTGAATTTGGTTGGGTCTTTCCATATTTGGTTGCGATAAAAAATAGAGGCACAGTATTGGAGGTGGTAGCAGTATAAATAGATTTATCTGTTACCGTCACCTGTACGCCTGGGCTTAATAATGCCATAATAAAACTCCTGAAAAATTGTACAATTTTTAATATTACTTATTTATGCAATTTTTCATAAATATGATTTATATAATTATATTTTCAGGAGTTTTTTTAATATGGCAACTATACTAGATATCGGTATTGATAGTGCAAATATGGGTGTTTATCACCCAAAAATGAAAAATAGATGGAAAGTGGTTTTTTATCAACCTGGTACATCATCTGCAACCAATTCAGATGCATCTGTTCGTGATGCATTCACCATGCAATGTACAAAATTTGATAGACCAAAAGTATCTATGGAAGAAGTACAATTACATAGATATAACTCAGTTGTTAAAGTAGCACAATCAAAATATTCATTCGGTGATATTAATATGACCATTGAAGATGATGTTACCAACAATGCAGCTAAAAAATTGCAAGGTTTATTTGAAAATCAACAAATGTTGATTGGCCAACGTTCTAATCCTTTAATGCGTACTGCTAGAACCGCTAGTGAATATAAATTTGGTTGTTCTTTTCAAATGTTGGATGGTGGTGATGATTATGTAGAACAATGGAACCTTTCAGGTTGCTGGTTCAAAAATATTGATTGGGGCGATATGGATTATTCTGATGGTGGTATTGTTACTATTAGTATCACATTGTCTATTGACCATGCGCAACAAACATTTGGTAACCTACTCACCTCTAATGGCCAATCTAGTAATTCGGCAATCGGCGGATTATAAAATTTTATGAGCATGTTTAGTTTACTTAACAATTTTGAAAAAGATATTGTTCAACAAACTACCAATGCTGCTGTACTTGGCGTTGTTAATAATACTATACCAAATAATAGTCAACAATTATTAGAGACTGATAAAACTACTTACACCAATACAGCCTCGAAAGAAATGTTGGAATATCTTGGTATCAATACTAATAACGCCAAATATTTAACCGTTACACAACAAACTATTATTGATGATGCACAGAATGCAGCTTCAAGAATCGTTGATGCAAAAGTAAATGGGTCATTGACAGAAAATAATGTTCAACAAATATCTAGTTATATTAGCAATGAAGCATTAAAATATAATACCTCACCATTAGGTCAAGTTGCCAATGATGTGAATATCATTTCAGATGCCCAAGCAACTCTAATAAAGTCAGTGACACCCACTACTTTAGCATATGCCAATCCTACACAACCACCTGCCGATTCTACCAATACTAATAAACCAGATGCTGCGAATGATTATACCAGTGCAAATGGAACTATTGGATTATTATCTAGTAGTTTTAATTATGCCCAAGTATTAAATAGTTTCCCACCTAAGGCAAAATTTACATATATTGTAGAATTTATATTCTATTCAGAATATGACCAAGATGTACCTAGTAATTTTGTATCATTAACAAAAAAATTCGATAGACCAGAAATCTCTATAGAATATGAAGAAGTTAATTATTATAACTTCAGAACAAATGTTCCAAAGAAAACAAATTATGGTCCAGTATCCGTAGAATTACATGATGATGTACAAAATGAATCAATGAATTTTGTCGTTTCCTATTTAAGACGAATTAGTCCATTATTCAATCAACAATATACTACAACACTAGAACAAAATGGTATGAATCCTGAAAATTCGTCAGCTTCATATGGACTTTACACCCAATACGATAATACTAATATTATTCAATCTATTAACGTTTATCATCTATACAACATGTCTAATACCATGGATAAACATACATTCAATAATCCAAAAATCGAAAAGGTGTCTATGTCAGAATTAAATATGGCAGAAACTGATGGTAGCACAATTTCTTTATCTTTCATATATGATAACTATTTCTTAAATACTGGTATTAAAACAGATATTCCAAATAATCCATTAGACTTCCCAGAATTAAAAGCATTGTACCCAGATTCTAAAACATTCCACGGGGCACAATATGATAAAAAGTTTACAAATTATACAAATAGATAATGGCCAGATTCCAACAAGGTCTATATGTACCTAAAAATCCCGAAAAATATATCGGCGATGTTACCAAAATTAGATATATGTCTTCCTGGGAATTATCTATGCATAAATTCCTTGATAATAATATTAGAATCCTTAAATGGTCTTCGGAAACTATCGCAATACCCTATATAAAACCCACCGATAATAAAATTCACAAATATTATCCAGATTACTTCGTAGAATATGTTGATAAATCTAATAAAATTAGAAGAATCATCATAGAAGTTAAACCACATGCCCAAACCAGAAAGACTAGAGCACGTTCAGAAAAAAATAGACTATATGAAAATGTTCAATATAGTGTCAATATTGCCAAATGGGCGGCAGCCAAAGACTTCTGTAAACAACATGGTTTAGAATTCCAAATTGTTACAGAAAAAAATATGTTTTCATAATCACTATTTTTACAGATAAATATTCATTTTACTTACTAATGTATTATTATGTCTGAAAAATTTGTAAATCATTCATTTGAATCTCTATTTGATATTGAAGATGGTACTACCATCATCGAACAAGAATCTTTACCCGTTGTACATAATTCAGAATGTGAATTATACGATAACAAAGATTCTGAAATAGAAGAACAATATCAAATCATCTTTAATGCTGCCTTACAGGCATACTCTAATCAAATTGTAGCTATTGAACGTGGTGGTGACCCGGCTACTAATCATAAAGTATTAGATGTTGCTAATAATTTCTTAAAAACTGCCCTCGATTCTACCAAAGCTAAAGCAGAATTGAAAAAATCTAAGGATAAAAATATTATTGCATCCTCTACAAAAAATATTACCAATAATAATCTTATCATTGACCGTAACGAATTGCTAAAACAATTGTTAAATAATTGATGATTATTGAAATATTGTTGAAAGATTGTTGAAAGATTGTTGAAAAGCCTCCCGCAGGGAGGCTTTTCTATAATTGTAAATATTATTAAAGGCTACCCATAATTTGCAAACTCACCATGATATGCTGAAGCAGCCTCACAGTAGGCTTGGTGAGCATCTTCAGGAGTAGGGAAAGTTCCGAGGTTTTTTCTAACCCCACCACCGATAGCAATGTGGGCAGACCACGTATCACCATTTACGTTCTTATTCCAAAAAACACCTTTATATCCAGAAGTATTACGAGAGGATATATTTTTATTACATGCATTTTCTGATGCACTAGACTCTCTTAAATTTTCCCATTTGTTGTTCAATCTATTAGTATCACTATGGTCAATAAATTGTTCACTATCATTACCAGTCATAAGTTTCCAAATAACTCTATGCAATAAGTAAGTGCTACGATTAATAGTGAATCTTATATATCCATGACTATTAACAGTATCAATACTTTTGCCGGCATATTGTTCATTTACTGATTGCATATGACTTTTGTTTTTAAAATGATGTAATGGTCGGTCTTTCCAAAATACTAATCCTGTATCAGGATTATATGATATACATTCTTTCAAATATTCTAATGGTAAATCAACTAATTCTGTTTTAGTAGAATGCCCATTACCTACTTCCATGATTTGTAAATTTTCAAATTTATTATTTAATTTATTACCATCAATATGTTCAATAGTTCCATCGGGGTCAACACCAGTCATTATTTTCCAAATAATTCTATGGGCATAATATTTTTTACCATCTACCGCAAAATTAATATATCCATTTCCCGCAACACCGGTAATAATTCGTCCGTCGTTTTTTCTATTAAAAGCATCACAATATGCAACAGAATCATAATGGTGATAGGGCCTACGATTCCATGATAATTCCCCAGTATCTTGATTATATGATACACATTCATGAATAAATTCTATTGATAATGTTGCTATACGTTTTTCGGTCTTTAATAGTACCTTAGGTAATTCTTCATTAAAAATTGGTTCAGAATCACCATAATGGGCATATTCTCCATGCAAATATCTAGCTGCCGTACAATAGGCGGCATATGCTTCATCTTCTGTCATATATGTACCAAGTTCATAATTGACACCCTCTTTATCTATTTGTGAACGATACCGTTTAGTAGTTTTGCGATATGTCACCCCTTTCTTATATCGAGTATTAGTACGATTTCTATTCTGATTACTTTGTGATAAAATAACTTCTCGTAAATTATCCCATTTATTGTTTAATGGGTCATTATCAATATGGTCTAACAGTAATGGTTCCATACCAGTAACCAATTTCCATATAATACGATGACTGCTGTAATATTCGGCATTGATGGAAATTAAATAATAATTAGATTTAAAATGTAATTTTACTGGTGTATTAGCATTTTTGTTATTCCAAATATCACAGGTACGACCATCTTTAAAATGATTCTCCGGTCTATGTAACCATGATAATATTCCCGATGTTTTATCATATTCAAAACATTCTAATAGAAATTCATGTGATGGTAATTCTTTAAACTTTATCATATGTTCCGGCCTTTAATTCGTCAGATGCTTTTAAATATGCTGCATGTGCTTCTCCAGCAGTATCAAACAAACCAATATAATATCTTTTGTTTTTATATGTTATTTCTGATACCCATTTTTTCTGCCGTTGATTAAAGGTTGCCCCTGACAATCCAGAAGTATTATGTTTTGATATTTTTTGTTTACCACTAGTTGCACTAGTATCGTCTTCATATAAATTTTCAATACGATTATTAATTATATTATTATCTTTATGTTTCAAAAACTTACTTGGGTCAGAACCATAATACATTTTAAAAATCAATCTATGTAATGGATACTGTTGTTTATCTAATCGTACACATATCTTACCAGATTTATCAATATAATTTATTAATTTCCCCGAAAATCTAGCATTCCAACTTTTACTAATATTTGCATCTGAGAAATGTGATGCATCTCGGTGTTTCCAACAACATTCACCAGATTCTTCATCATATTCGATACATTCATTCAAATATTCCTGTGTTGGTAAATCTTTCATTTGTAAAATCTCCAATTTCATTTAAAAACACATATTATCATATATTTATAAGCCATG